GGGCCACGACGCAACCGCCGGATGCTCGAGGCGATGGTCCCCGACCTGGTCGTCGCCTTCCCCGGTGGTCGAGGCACCGAGGACTGCGTCGGGGCAGCGAAGCAGCGCGGGATCCGCGTCTGGGGGGTCCGATGAAGACCCGTCTGGACCTGGTCTGCTTCCTGGCGCTGGCCATCGAGAGCGAGGCGCGAGCGGTGCGCTGGGAGCGCGAGGAGCGAGCTCGGCACGTTGTGCGGAGCCGGGGCACGAACGCCGGCCTCTGGGACGCCATGCACCTGCTCGCTCGGTGGCGGTGGCGCGCGGGCATCACGCTCAAGGCGCGGGACACGTTCGGGAGGACCCCGTCGGGCATCCCGCGGACGCGCAGGAAGGGCTTCGAGCGATCGGAGCTGAACGAACCCGCTCGGTAACGCCGGGCAGACGGAGAGGTGCGAGATGCCTGAACGGCTGATTCGTGTGTGCGTGCCAGCGTCGGAGGTCGACCGGCTGGTCCGCGAGGCCGAGGCGAGGACCGGGCGGTGGTTCACCGTGGAGGCCATCGCCGAGCTCGCGCTCTGGCGCGACCTGGAGACCTTCGGAGCGAAGCGACCCTCGATGCGGGCGCTCGCGGCGAGGTGGAGCATCCCCCTGGCGACGGTCCACTGGCTGATTGCTGACGTTCTACCTGGCACACACGGTGGAACCACCGATATCGGCGAGAGTTCTGAACACGCCGATGGTCACCCTGGGGCTGCAACGCTGGCGGATGTGTCATCGAGACATCTGCTGACAATCGTGAAGGACAAGGTCGGGATGCTCGCCGGCCTCGCCCAGAAGGTCGAGAGGGTCCGAGGCTTGGACCGCGACGAGGTCGTCTCCGAGGTCTACGCGAAGTGCCTCGAGCGGCAGCGGACCCGCGGGAGCTTCTGGCAGCCGGAGCGCGCCTCGCTGGAGGCGTGGGTCTACACGGTGGCGCTCGGCCACCTGCGCAACCTCGTCAACGTCACCCCGCAGCCCAGCGCGGCCGCGGACGTTGAGGGTCTGGGTCGCGCTGCAGAGAGGACACCAACCGGATGGGGCGATCGGCCCCGCAACCGCGCCACTGCGCGCAGGGAGAACTGAACATGGTCGAGTCACGACACGAGCTGCTCTTCGCGAGCCTCCGAGACATGCTCTACGAGCTGAAGAAGCAGGAGGACGCCGCAGACGAGGCCTACGATCTGGCCGCTCGGGAGAACTACAGCGACACGTCGCTCGGCTTCCAGGACGGACGACGGCGCGCCCTCGGGTGGGTTCGGGAGAACCTCTACATGGTCCTCGAAGCGGCGGGCGAGGTGCGCGCATGACCTACTTCATCGGCATCGACCCGGGGACGAAGTGCGGCTGGGCCGTGCTGGACGAGGACGGCAGCAAGGTGGCCTCGGGGGTCTTCGACCTCTCGAGCAAGCGCCACGAGGGCGGAGGCATGCGCTACGTGCGGGCGCGAACGGCCTTCTTCGAGCTCGTCCGGGCATACCGGAACTCGATCTGGGCCTACGAGGAGGTCCGTCGGCATCGGGGCACGTCCGCGGCGCACGTCTACGGCGGGATCGTCTCGCAGCTGACCGCGCTGCTCGAGGAGCAGAGGCGGCCGTACACCGCCATCCCCGTCGGCACGATCAAGAAGACCGCGACCGGCAAGGGCAACGCGTCCAAGCAGGCGGTGATGAACGCGGCGGAGCGGAAGTGGGGCTCGGGCAACGCCAACTGGTCGACGCTGGAGTCGGACGACGAGGCCGACGCGCTCTGGTGCGCCGAGTGCCTTCGGGTCGACTCGCTGCCGGGGCTGGATGAGCTCGGCGAGGTGATGGACGTGCTCCAGGCAGAGCGGGCGGGGTTGTGATGGAGGCAGTTCCCGCGCGCGAAGTCAGGCGTTGGAAGCGCAAGCTGTTCGCCTTCGCTGAAGAGCTTCGCAAGATCCGCGACAACGAGCCTCTCTGCGAGCTGCTCCAGGACGAAGACCTCGAAGACGCTCGTCTCTGCGTCCTGACCCTCGCTCACGACTTGTCGCTCGAGCTTCGTGAGCGAGGGTGCAAGCCGTGACGCTGCCGACGAGGACGACCGAGGCACCTTGGTGGGTCATCGCGCTCCTGGCGCTGGCCCTCGCGGTGGTCGATGGGATGGCTGCTCGGATCTGGCCGGTCGTGGAGCTCCACGACTGCGTGGCGTGGTGCGAGTACGCCGGCGGCATGGAGAGCTGGAAGCAGGACGAGTGCAGCTGTCATGCTGCGGAGGTGGGAGGCGGCCCGACCAGGTGACGGACCGCCTCCGTGGGCCTACTCCTCGTCGCGACGCGAGAGTCGACGCTGTCGCGTCAGCTTCCGGAGTCGCGCCCAGAGGCGTGGCAGGAGGTCGAGCAGGTGGCCTGACAACTTGGCCAGGTCGATGACTACGCGCACCAAGCGCGTTACCTCCAGGATGAGGCTGATGATTGCTGGGATTGGCATCTCGTTCTGTCCTCCTGCCCTCGAGCCGTTGCCGCGGTTCGGGGGCGTCCTGCTTTCTGGACCATTCCATCGGCAGGACAGACGCCACATGCGTAGCGCGGCAGTCGTGGTAAGGCAACTACGCCAGGTGGGCGAAACCAGTGGGCGAAACCTGCCAATGGGGGAACCGAAAACAGGTTTATCTGGATCCGTATGTGGGAAAGGACGGTGTCCGAAGACGGTTGTTCAGTGCCAAGCACCACTATCGGGGCTCGCGCTCTGTGGATAGGTCTGGCAAGGGGGGCTGGGGACGCTGGGGATACAGCGGTCGCGGGGCAGTGCGGAGACGTACGATGCGCCGGCTCTCCCGCACTTGCCCGCATCTTGTCCACAGGCCCTCTGCGCGCTTCCACAGGGAAGACTCATAGCGGAGTGTGATCGCCGATAGTCCAGGTTGAAGTTCATCTCGGCCTTCACACAGACACGGCCGTAGAAACTCGTTTCCCCAGAACCCTGACGCCACGGGGCTCCTCGGACGGTCGGTAGGTCCCATCGCTCGGCACCGACGCCGACGAGGACACCGACATGCACCAGCCCACCGAGGCCAACGGCGCCGGCGACCCGCACGCGGAGGCGCTGTTGTCGCTGCTGCTCACCGACGCCCACCTCCACCCCGACCTTCGCCGCGCCTTGGACCCGCTGTTCACCGCCGGGTTCCAGGTGGCGCAGCTGGAGCATGCCCAAGAGCGGGTCATCGCGATCCGTGCTCTCCACGATGCCCGCTCCGCCATCGTCCGCGCCTGGGTGCTCTCGGGTCGTCCCGTCGCCCCCTGACCGAGGTGACCCATGGCGAAGGCCGCTGACCGGCTGGCCGAGGTGGAGCTGGAGGTCGCGTCGCTGGAGTCCGCGCTCGCCAAGCTCGAGGCCCTCCCGAAGCCGCCGCGCGAGTACACCGAGGTGGTCCGGCAGCTGCGGATCTCGCGCCAGGAGCGCTACCGCCTCCAGGTGACGGCCGTCGCCAACCGCATGCGGAACCCGGTGAAGCGCCTCCGGGCACTGGCCGGGCTGCTGTACGACGTCGGCAACTCCACCGCCGCGCCGAAGCTCGAGCAGCAGGCCAACGACCTGGAGCTCGACCTCGCGCGACTGAAGCAGCAGCAGGCAGAGGCCGAGCTCGAGGACATCGACTCCGACGAGCTGGTCGACTTCATCTGCGACGCGGTGGAGGACGAGAAGGACCTCGGCGTCGAGCTGGCCGCCCAGGTCTACCGAGCGCTCCGCAACCGCGAGGACTTCGAGGACATCGTCGATGCGTGCGCAGAGTAGGGCCCAGGAGCGCGTCCGACGCCTCCGTGCGGGTCGTAAGGCCCGCCGGGCGGCGCGCGCCTGCAGGGCCCGCAGGAAGCGCCGTGAGCGCAGCCCGCTGGAGTCGTTCTACTGGCTCCCGCCGCAGCACGAGTTCCTCTCGTGGGCACCGACGAAGCTGCAGCGGGCCGTGCTGTTCCGCGCCGGCAACCAGGTCTTCGGGAAGACGACGTGTGGCCTGGCGGAGGTCATCTTCCGCTGCCTCGGAGAGCACCCGCTGAAGGAGGTCCCCGAGGTTCCCCCGAAGGGCATCGAGGCGTGGGTGATCTGCGCGTCGCACAAGCAGAGCAAGGCCATCCAGGAGAAGTGCTGGAACCTGCTCCCGAAGGACAAGCTGAAGCCCGGGGTGACGTTCTCGCGGGCGACGGGCTTCCGAGCGAACGACCCGATGGTCGAGTTCGCGAACGGCTCGGTCATCAAGTTCCGAACGACCCAGCAGAAGACCCTGGACCTCGCCGGCGCCACCATCGATGTGGCGCTCTTCGACGAGCCACCGGCTTCGGAGCGCACGTTCGGGGAGGTCCGCAAGCGCCTGCTCGAGCGCAACGGTGTCCTGCTGATGACGCTGACGCCGATCAACGCGAAGGTCGACTGGCTCAAGGAAGAGGTCGAGCGCGGCAGCATCCACGACATCCACTACCGCCTCGAGCTCCGCCACCTCACGGCCGTGGGTCGGCGTCGGCTCCACCGCACCAGCGCCGGCATCGAGTGCGACCAGGCCTGGATTGACCGCATCATCCGCGAGACGCTCCAGCGCGAGATCCCAGTCGTCGTCCACGGCGAGTGGGAGGAGCGCGCAGACGGGGCGCTGTTCAACGCCTTCATCGCGGACCCGACGGTGCCCGGCGCCCATGTCACCGCGACGACGCCCTCGGCGGACCTGCGTCTCTACCTCGGCATCGACCACGGCGAGACCGGTGCCAACCAGGCCTTCGTCCTCGTCGGCGTCGACGAGTCGCGCGTGGTGGGCGGCTTCTTCTCGGTGTACGTCCTCGACGAGCACGTGTCCGATGGCGCGAGCTCCGTGCAGCAAGACGCCCAGGATGTCCTCGCGATGCTCGACCGCAACGGTCTGTCGTGGTCCGACCTCGACGGCGCCTACGGCGACAACCCGACCAGCCGGGGTCCGAACGGCAAGGACAACCTCATGCTGGCGCAGGCCATCCGCGGCGAGCTCGTCAGCCGGAACCCGCACCTGGCCAGGTCGCTGCGCTCGGTCCGGAACCTCTCGCCGAGGATCAAGCGCGCCAAGGCTGGCGACGGCGCCGGCGCCGGGTCGGTCCGCAACGGCGAGCGCTGGCTGCACAAGCTGATGGCGAAGGACGGCGCGCTGCGCGTGTTCTTCCACCGCTACGGACAGGGCGCTGGCGAGTACGTCGGCTGCGCCAAGTTCATCCAGTGCATGCAGGAGTACGACGGCAGCAAGTCCAGCGAGCACAAGCACCTGCCGGACGCGACGCGGTACGCGCTGAAGGACTACATCCTCGGCTTCCGCGCCCATCGGAAGCGACGGAAGCAGCGCATCCAGGTCTGACGTCCGGTAGCTCCTGGCATGACGCTCCCGACCATGCCCTCGCCGTCAACGCCCCAGGAAGTTGCCCGCTGGCAGCACACCCGACTGCGGCGCCGGATCCTCATGTCCGAGCACCGCAAGGACGTTCAGGACCGCGTGATCGAGGCGGTGGGCGAGAAGGTGGCTCGCCGGTGGGGCGTCGGTCGCGCCGTTCACAGCGGCGGCGTCGAGATGTCGTCGAACGTGCTGGCGAACCGCTCGAAGCAGCTGGCGGTCCTCTACGACCGTCGGCCCATCGTGACCCAGCCCGACGACGAGCTCGCCGGCGACATCATCGGGTCGCTCCTCGCCGATGCCGGCTTCCACGCGCTGATGCAGACGGTGCAGTACTTCGCGATCGGCCTCAACGAGATGGTCCTGGCGCCGGACGTCCACATCGTCGCCGGGCGGCCGAAGCTGTCGCTGCGGAAGATCTTCCCGGACATGGTCGAGGGGACGCCGGCTCCGCACGACACGAACAGGCCCATCCGCTTCCGAGAGCTCCGCACCCGTCCGAACCCGGCGTCGCATCCCGACAAGGGGAAGGTGGGCTGGTACTGGGACCTGGTCGACCTGACCGACCCGACGAACCCGACGTGGCGCATCCTCGACGCTCGGCTCGAGCGGGACTGGACGGCCGCGTTCGCGGGAGCACCGAACGGGTTCCCGGCCCGCTTCGTCGACAGCGATGGCTACGGTCGGATGCCGTACATCGTCTACCACGCAGCCAAGACGGGGGACCTCTGGGCGACCTACGCAGGGCGCGAGCTCGTCGAGGGCACGCTCAACGCCTGCGTGTTCACGTCGCACTGGTCGCACTCGATGAAGCACGCGTCGGCTCCAACGCGTGGCACCATCGGCGCTGCACCTCTCGGCGACGGCGAGGACGGTGTCGTCGAGGCCGACAACACCTTCGTGCTGCAGCTCTCCGCGGACGATGGCTTCCAGGGGACCCCGACGACCTTCCAGTGGGGCCCAGGCGCGAACGTCTCCGAGATGGCCGAGACGGTGCAGATGTACGAGCGGCGCGTGTTCGCTGCTGGCAGCACCAACGGGTCCGACTTCGTCCGGATGTCGGGCGACCCGCGCAGCGCCTACGCGCTGGCGATCTCCCGCGAGGACCGGCGCGAGGCGTCCCGGGCCTACGAGCCGACCTTCGGTGAGGCCGACGCCGAGCTCTGCGCAGTCATCGCGGTTGCGCTGAACCGGCTGACCGGCAGCAGCCTGCCCGAGTCCGGCTACCAGCTGACCTACCCGGCGTTGCCGCTGTCGAGCACCGAGAAGGCTGCCGTGCGCCAGGAGGTCTTCGAGCTGCTCGACCGTGGCCTCATCGACGACGACGAGGCGCGCGTCCGCCTGTTCGAGGCCGGCATCGTCCGGACCCCGAACCGACCAGAACCACGGGCGACACGCCCATCGGAGGACACATGAAGACCCTGTTCCTGGCGCTGGCATTGGCGCTCTCACCCGCTGCCTTCGCCGAGGGTGGTGGCGGTGGCGACGCCGGAGGCGCCGGCGGCAACGCCCCAGCGCAGCAGCAGCAGCAGGCCCCGGTGGCCAGACGCGAGGAGAAGGTCATCCCCTACGACCGCTTCGTCGAGGTCCTCGAGGAGCGGAACCAGTTCCGCGACAAGGCGGCGAAGTACGACGAGCTCCAGACCCGCTACACCGAGCTCCAGGGCAAGTACGACGCCCAGGAGACCCGCTTCCGCGAGGACCTCGCGCTGGCCAAGACCGGCCTCGACGAGGAAGGCCTCGAGGTCGCGCGGTTCCTCCACGGTCGGCTGCCGGAGAAGGACCGTCCGGCCCTGGCGGACTGGCTCAAGTCCTTCGACGGCGACAAGAACCCCGCGCCGACAGCGCTCCGCGGCTACCTCGACGCCGGCGCTGGCGCCGGCCAGCAGCAGACCGTGGTCGACCCGAACACGAACACCGTCGTGACGGCGCCGCCGTCCGGGGACCCGCTGTCGGTCGAGCAGATCCGCGCCATGCGCGAGCGTGCGCAGTCCTCCGGCGACTGGACCGAGTACGACAAGCACCGCCCCGCCATCCTGGCGAGCATCAACGGCGGAGCGCAGCAGACGTGACCCGGTAGGTCAGGGGGCAACCAAGCGATCCTGACCGGGCCCAGCTGCCGCCGAGCGTCAACGGGCGAACCGCCACGGGGGACCGCGCTTCACCACGAGGTGTCCCGTGGCGTTCGACTACGCGACCATCAGCGACCTCCGCACCGCCGAGGTCATCACCACCGAGGCCATCCGCCTCCAGACTGCCCGTGAGCAGCTCCCGAACCACCCCGTCCTTCGCGCCGGCTACCAGGGGACCGTCAACGGCTCCGGATCGGCGACGAAGAAGATCCCGCACATCGGCTCCGACGGCTACGACATCATGGCGCCGGCCAACGATGGCGCGACCGTCAGCCCGACCGACCCGACCGACGACTCGACCACGGTCACCGTCGCGCGGCAGTCGCTCGCCTACGAGCCCACCGACCTCGCGCGCATGACCGGTCGCCAGGGCCAGTTCGACGCCACCTACTTCGCCGGCTGGATGCTCGCTGGCCGCAACCAGCGCCTCATCACGATGATCGCGGCGCTGGCCACCGGCTACAGCAACACCGTCGGGACGTCCGGGTCGGACATGACCGCCGCGAACTTCCTCGA